AGCAGTGGTATCAACGCAGAGTACTGCTATAAGGCGGCGGACTTTGGCTGAAGTAAAGCTGCGCGAATAAAAACTCCGGCTGGGTAGTCGTGAACCCCGCCGTGAGCATGGCGCTGGCGAAGTTGGCTTGCAGGAAAGTAAGCGTGCGCTGCGTTGGAGTGATAACGCCGCTATTGCCTATGAACAGCCCCTTGTTGAACGTTGGGGCCAGCACCTGCGGCGAATTGGTGATTACCGTAACGTCCGCAATGATACTTAGCGATTGTGTTGCCATAGCGGCTGTGTCTCCTTCTTAACTTACTGTGAATGATTCAAACTCGCCGTCCGGCGTGTAGATGCCTACCGGCACTTGCGCAACGGTTCCGGTGGTGTACGTCTCTGTAACCTGCTCGTTGAAGTCCGCGTACAAATCCGTGCGCGGCCACCATTGACCCTGGAACAGCTCTGGGACGCGCACGGGCTGCGCAATACTGGGGTTCACGTACCACCCGGCAGTCGCCAGCAAATCCGCAAACTGTTGGATAGTTATCAAGGCGCTGCGCACGGCGCGCGCCCGGTCCGTGCTGTTAGGCCCGTAGAAACTCCAGTAAGTGCGCCAGGCCCGTGTATAAACGTCTGTGAACGTGGCGGTAGTGCCGTTGATGCTTTGCACGCTGTCCCGCATCCGTCCGTACTCGGTGTCGATGGGTTCGCACCGTACCACGCATATATCGGCGTCGATATTCCAGGCAGGCTGGCCTTGCTGCTGCCAGCCTTGTCGCACTGCGCTAAAGCAGTTAGGATCGGTGAACGTGGCCAGTTGCGGCCCGCTTACCGTTGCGGGGTTGGTAAACCACACCAAACTGCCCGGCCCCACGTTACTTACCTGCGTTCCGGCTGGTAAGCCGGTGCAAGCCACCGTCTGGGGTGGGTAAATTAGCGCCGTAGAGGCTGCTGGCGCGTTCGACTGGCCTACGGTAAGGGTTAGGGTGGTTTGCCAGGGCGCGGCCAGCGTAGCGCCCACCGCTGCGGCCAGGGCAGGCGGTAAACTACCTAGCAGACCGGGCGGCTGGGTGCCGTAGGGCGTCATCAGCACGCCCAGCATCTGACCCGTTGCCAATTGCATCATGGCCTGGGCCTGATCCTCATTGATGGCCGTGCTGGTCAGACTGGTTCCGTCGGGGTACGTTATCGACGCCACGGTAGAAATCCATACTTCTCAAACCACGGAGAATGCAGGTAGATAATAATCACATTAGCCACCAACACGCCTAGCCACATCGCGCATCCATTACTCATTGTCCACTCATTCTCACGCCCACGGCGCGCCAATAGCCTCGGTTGGGGTAGGGGCTGACGTTCAGCACGCGGTAAAGCTGCCCCTTCCATGCAATTTGATCGCTGACAAACTGCTGCGCGGTGCCGAAGCCTCCGCCGCCGTATCCGCCGCTGGGCCAGTAGCCGTCCCCAAACCCGCCCACGCTGACCAGCGTAGTGCCTGGCGGTATGCCCTGGCCCGTAACAAACGTCCCGGCAGGCGGCGGGGTAGGGGAAGGTGGTCATCTAGCGCCTACTTGGAGACTGCCCAGGCTTTAACTTCTTCGCGCTACCAACGTACGCCTCCGTGGCTAAGTCTTCTGGCCATTCTTCTAGGCGTGTAGTTTCTCTGGTTCCAGTACCAGTCTTGACTAACTGCGCACCATTTCGCTGGCCCTGAAACCTTCCTATTTCTCCAGTTTCCTGATTCACAATAGAAGTATTTCTGGCGTAGCTGGCGTCCATGGCAAAAGGGTTACTGCCCGCGTCAATACTCTTCATTGTCCACTCATCCTCACGCCCACGGCGCGCCAATAGCCTCGGTTGGGGTAGGGGCTGACGTTCAGCACGCGGTAAAGCTGCCCCTTCCATGCAATTTGATCGCTGACAAACTGCTGCGCGGTGCCGTAGGGCGTCATCAGCACGCCCAGCATCTGACCCGTTGCCAATTGCATCATGGCCTGGGCCTGATCCTCATTGATGGCCGTGCTGGTCAGACTGGTTCCGTCGGGGTACGTTATCGACGCCACGGTAGAAATCCATACTTCTCAAACCACGGAGAATGCAGGTAGATAATAATCACATTAGCCACCAACACGCCTAGCCACATCGCGCATCCATTACTCATTGTCCACTCATTCTCACGCCCACGGCGCGCCAATAGCCTCGGTTGGGGTAGGGGCTGACGTTCAGCACGCGGTAAAGCTGCCCCTTCCATGCAATTTGATCGCTGACAAACTGCTGCGCGGTGCCGAAGCCTCCGCCGCCGTAGTCTGCCTGTCCGTAACCGCCGTCCTGCTGCGTTTCGTAGATGCGCTGCTGGCTGTGGAACACCATCGCGCCGGTAACGCGGTCGCCTTCCGGCACCATGTTAAGGTCTTGCGCACTGGCCACGCTCACCACGCCGTAACCGGCCACGTTGGTGGGCGTGGTAATCCAGCCGCTGCTGGTGAACTGGCCCGTGCTGCGCTGGATGGTGTAAGGCTCCGGCAGCATACCGCCCGCTACGACGCGGGTAAGATTGATCATTCCCACGTCGCCGCCTCCTCTACGCCTTGGTCAAGGCTGCGCTGTTTTCGCTGGCATCGTACACGCCCTCGATGGCCGCGCGCATAGCTCCGGTGTCTATACCGGGGCGGTCACTGCCCTTGGCGTCTATGGTGCTCTGTGCGTTGGGTGCCCACCCATTACGCGGGTCCGTGAACCAACTACGCGCCGCGTTCTGACCAGCCAGAGAAACTCTTTTCAATGCCTTAGTCATGGCTTGTTCATCACCGGCCAAACTCGCTTGTATGACTTTGGCAAGTTCCGCCGCTATGGCTTCTCGGTTGCCTTCGGCTTGAATGCTAGGCTCCAGCACCGGGCGCGCCGGTTGATGCCGCAGACTGCTGCCCTTGCTGAATATCCAAAGTAGCTGGGCGTTGGTCACTTGTTGCGTAGCAGCGTTGAGCAGTTTGGTGCGTTTCTTACCACTCTTCTTACTCTGCCCCGTGACCTTTGCCGCCAGCTTCATCAACTGTGCAGCGCGGTCCTTGTTGGTGGCCTCTGGGATACCCACGTACGCGGCGCGCTTGCCCAGCTGCTTGATGCGCTTTTCTAGCTCCGGCACCTTGGTGATGTGGCCTACTGTGATTGGGGACTTAGGAGGCATGGCTAGTAAGCGTGCTCAGCGCACCACTTCTTGGCTTCTTCGGCGTTTGCCTTAGAAGCTACTTTCTTTCCATTTGAATCTTTTACAACAACTGTGCCGTGCTGGCTTCCAGTCGTATAGTAGAGCGTGAATCCTTTGTAACTGGTTGTGTATGGTTGTGCGTCTTCCTGCCGATGCCGTTCCTCACTTGCCACCGTAGGCATAAGCGCATCAAACGCACTACGCCCGCCGTCAATCTGCTTCATTAGTACCTCCTACATCATATACATGATTCCGGCTCCCGATAACCTTGGCAAAAGTCACCAACTGGATGCCGTACGCTGTAAGATTCCATCCTGCCCAATCGTCCAAGCCCGTAACCGGCTGGGTGCTGGCGCTAACATCTCCAGCAGACTGCGAAGTGATAATTCCCTGTTGCAACCCGCTGGTGGCAACTTCCGCCGCCGTAAGGTTAGCTCCCTGGTCGCTTTGGATAAAGAGCGTGCAGAAATGCGCCACGTAGAAGCCCATGGCCAAGTACCACATCTGGCCCCAGCGCAGTTGCTGGAGGCAGCTAGTGGCCAGGTTGATGTACAACTGGATAACCAGGATAGGCAGCCAAGGCGCGTAGTACAGGCTACTGGGCGTGGCCATCTGGGTAAGCGTGGCCGGGTTGCTAAGCGTGACGCCTACAGTACCGTCCGTGCCCACGCCGCCGCCGTATCCGCCGCTGGGCCAGTAGCCGTCCCCAAACCCGCCCACGCTGACCAGCGTAGTGCCTGGCGGTATGCCCTGGCCCGTAACAAACGTCCCGGCAGGCGGCGGGGTAGCGAACTGGTTGGCCAGTGTGATAGTAGCCCCGGTGCTGTTAAGCAGTGTGTTGACCGTGACCGCCGTAGCAGGCCCAAAGAACTTGGCATTGGTAGCCAGGAAATCACTCAAGGTCCATGGCGGGTTGGTTCCGACCAGCACGTTGGCGGCTGCGGCGGCGTAGTTGGCCCATGCGCTGGACTCGTACGCGCCGCCCCACCACTGGTACAGTATCTGCGTAAAGTTAGGCTGGTTCCAGTTGCCGCCGTAGCCGCCCATGGGTTACTTCGCTTTCTTGGTTACTTTGGCCTGGCTGCCGCTGACCACGGTCTCAACCTTCTCCTCCACGACCGGATCAAGGTTGGCGATGTTCAGGGTTTCCCCCGCACCGTTGGCTCCTGGCGTGTAGTTGATCTGCGCGCTGGTGCCGCGAATCACCTGCTCGATCTTGGACTTGGTGTCCACGTCCACGTTGTCCACCGTCACGGCCACCTTGGCCGGTGGCGTGGGCACAACGAAGATGTCGCCGTCCTTGGCCACCATGTCCCAAAGTGTGGTATTGACAATCCAGTCCGGCGCGCTCTGCGCCGCGAACCGATCCGCCTTGATAGTGAACGTGTTGGCCAGCGGCTCGTTGTGGCGTCGCGTGTTCATGGCCTGTTGCACGGCCTCGCTGGTGTTGACATCCGGGTGGAAGAAGCAAAGGGTCTTCTTGCAAAGTACGCTGATTTCTGCCATTTAGTCCTCGCATAGTGCGGGCGCGCTGGGTACGCCCCCGCTACGGGTTAGATGCCGTACAGGTAGTAGGCAGTTTGGGGAAACAGGAACTTGACCACGCCGATTTGTCCGGCCCACAGCGTCTCGTAAGCGGCGCGAGGAACGCTGAATGTGGTCTGTACCTGCTGCATAGGAACGGTAATGTCGAACTTGACCCGCTCCCGATCATTGCGGTAGGCCGTGAGCAAGTCCGTACCGCCCGCGCCCTGCCCAGCCGCCCAACCCAAAGGAAGGATTTTGAGTTCAATCCCGTTGCGCTTAGCGATGTTGTTGGCCAGCACGTACTCCTCGATGCTGTTGGCACCGGCGAGCGTGATGGGCTGTTGAAGGATACCGTACTGCGTCCACGGGATGAGGATGGTATCCGCCATGCCGCTAACGTCGTACCCGCTGGCGATAACCGTCTGCACCAACACGAAGTTGATGTCGGCAAGAATCTCCTGCGGTGTCTTGGTGGCCCAGGTACTGGCCCCGGCGGCGCCCAGTGGGGCGGCGCTGGCCGTAACGCTGACATTGTTCAGCAGACCGGTGCCGCCAGGCAGAGTCACAACCGTCGGCACACCGATATAAACGATGTGGTCGATGGTCTTGTTCCACTTGAGGATAACGCCCTTGCTGTACAGGTCCTGCAGACTGCGACCCGCGCCCTTGGTCTTTTCAAGGTCGATGTACTTGATGTCGCTGGTTACTTCCCAGTTATTGACAGGGTACACGATCTTGTTGATTTCACCTTGCACACGGCTAATCTCCGTGGTCTCGGTGCCAACCAAACCAAGCTGCGTCATGTCGCTGTTGCCGTAGTCCGCGAAGAAGTGGCTGGTGCCATCCACCCATCCGCCGCCCACGTCGGTGAAAATGTCACGCTGCCAGGTTACGGCAGCAAGCGGCTCCAGTACACGGCGCTCAACTTTCTCGTTCTCCGCCTGGAGGAAGATCATACCGCTGGTTACTGCGCCAGCGTCAAAGCCCCGCGCGTCCATAGCGCGGAGGCGGGGATTACCATTTGTTTTACCCATTTTGTAGTGGCCTCCTTTGCTTAGACGCTGATGCGGTTCTTGATGACGATTTCGGTGCGACCATTGGGATCGACGAAACCGGTTTTGAATGCCCACTGGCTGGTAGGCACTGCGATGGTGTTGCCGCCGTCGGCGGCGGTTTCAAACCCGCCAATAACACCGGCTGGAATACCGCCGTTCAGCACGGTACGGATAAACACCTGTCCGCCCGCCGTGCAAGCCGTGGTGTATACGGAAAGCTGCACCGTAATAACGCCGCGCTCCAGCACGTCGGCAAGCTGACCGGGCAGGTAGCTACTCTGGTTGATGCCGCTGGTGCCGAACAGCGGGTACGTCACGTCAACCTTGAAGTTGCGCGTGAAGATACCGGCCAACTGCGCCAGCAGGTTGGCATTGCTTACACCCGCCGTAACCGCCGCCGGAATGCTGCTCCAGTAGCCGCCTACGCTGCTGCCGGTGTTGAGGATAGCCGCGCCGCCGTACTGCGCATTGACGCTATCGGTGCTGAGCAACGGACGGTTGACGATCAGCTCATCGCCGTTGCGACTCACCGTGCCCGGAAAGCCCGCGTTGGGTCCTGCAAGGGGGATTACAAAGCCACCCATAGTTACTTATCACCTTTCCGGGCGCGGATATTGGCCGCGTCCAACTGGGCCTGGTACATGGCGTTGCGCTTTTCGGGCGTCAACTCTTCTCCGCCAGCTTCGGCGTCGGTGGCCTGTTGCTTGGCCGCGCCACTGCGCTCTGCGATTGCCGAATAGCCGTCGCGAGTCGTGGCTTTCTTAGCAGGTTTGAGGGCGTCGAACGCCCGGTTCCACTGCGCGATAGCCGCTTTGTCGCCGCTTTTGGCTACAAGGGGCCGCGTGATGCGCAGCACTTCCAACGCGGCATCGGCACCGGGGATTGGGTTCTTGGGGCGCTCCTTGGCAGGCAGGTCAGGGATAGGTTCCAACTTAGCGTCAACACCTTCCATCTCTTCCTCATCGGAGTCTTCAGCTTCGACTGCCTCCTCCTCTTCTTCCTCTTCCTCTTTTCCTTCCTCGGACTCGTCCTTGGACTTTTTGTCCTTGGACTTCTTGTCCTTCATCTTGGCATCCTTGGCCTTCTTATCTTTGGACTTTTTGTCCATGCCCTTGCAATCCTCGCAACGGCAGCCCTCGGGGTGGGGGTCCTCGTCCTCGACCTTCTCAGACTCCTTCTTCATCTCCGCGTCCTTGAGTTTGCCCTTGAGCTCCTCAATCTCTGCGTCCTTAGCCCGCAACACGTCCGCCGCGCTGAGGCTCTTCTTGTCTTCCGCCATAGTGTGTCCTTCCTCTAGAAGCCCTTGAATGGCCTCAGCGGTTTCTTCGGGCGTGGCATCCGTTGCGTGCAACTTCAAACCGCGACCGAGTAGATAGTCGTACCACTTCATCCCTGTAGGCTTGGTTGCCGCCACCGGAGACTCCTTTTCCTGTTGGGCCGGGGCTGCATCGTTGATGCGCACCTTATCTCCGGCTCTGCCCTTGGGGACGACAGCCTCGTGGTTGCCGCGAATCTCGTACTGCTCAAAGTTGCCGTCACTCCTGGGCCGCAGCTTGTAGTCGTAACCGCAACTTACTTCGCGCTTGATGTCTTCCAACACTTCGCGCACAAGGTCTTTGTCCTGTATAAGCAGGTCCGCCAGCAGCGCCTCGTTGCCTTCGGCGTCTATCTCCCCGCCGCGCCGTATGTTCTGGGCGTGGCCGCGCAGTAGCTCCTTGTAGTTTTCGTGGTCTACAAAGCGCCCTTCGCTGGGGTGCTGATCGGTAACGGGCTTGCCCTCGAAGCTGGCAATGCAATCGGGGTGAAATACTTCTTCGGGGCTGCGGTAGACTTTGACCTTATCGTCGTCCCCGATGTTATGTTCCTTTTGCGTTTCCTCACCCAGCTCCCGGCCCGCGTACGTCTGCCAGCCGGTGCGGGCGATAGGCACATTCTTGCAGACAATATAGCCCTCGTCAGTTTTGAGGATATTGTCTGAAATGTGGGAGCCGAAGTATTTGAGTTTGGGCATGGTTGCTAAACTAAGCCACTCGCCCTTTCCACTTCCTTGGTTGCGGCTGGCCCCCGCGCCGGGGCTTCTGCTCCGCCGCTTAGGTCGTACGGCGCGCCCCAAGCCATGGTGGCGTCGCCAGCGCCCAACGTGGGCGTTACTGCGATACCTACGCCCGGCCCGTAGCCTGGGTTGCTGGCCGCGTAGTTAAGTTGCGTAGCCGCGCCTGGGCGGCCAAAGTACGGAGCGTCATCCATGGTTAACTCCCAAGGTCGATGTTCAAGGCAGTGCCGCCGTCCTGCGTTATAGCGGCCATGTGCGTGTTGGCTCCCAGCGCCAGGTTGAACTCTCCGCCTGGCAGGATGGTGACTCCGGTCGCTACCGTAGCCACCACTGCGGCACTGGTGCCCAACACCACGAACGCGGCGTTAAGTCCCAGGTTGGTAACGCGCGCCGTAGTAGGCGAGCCGGTGGTGCTCAGCGCCACCTGGTTGGTGACCATGGTCGCGCCCATTTGCGCGCGGCCCGTAGGCGTAAATGCGGGGTACGTCGTAACTGCCATACGCTACTGCTGCACGTAACTAAGTACGCCTTGAACACTGGGCGTGGTGCCGCCCGCCGTGGCGCATAGCTGGCCGCTGGTGATGGTGGTCGCAATGCCGCCCGGCATGCCCAGACTAAGCAGCGAGCCGCTGGTAGGCGCGAACGTGCCGCTCAAGTTGGCTGCCGCAGTGTCACATGCCGTGGTGGTTTGCGTGCCGGTTAGGAAGAGCAGCGTAGGCGTGGTGCCGGTGATGGTGGCCTTGAAATCGCAAAGGTATATTTTCTTGCCCGTAACAGCCGCAATAATGGCCGTGGTGCCAGTGGCACTGATACTGATCACCGCCGTGCTTTTTGGAAAACTGACACTCTGACAAGGGTTGAGATTGGACTTGTACTGAATCACAGTCTGGTTGGGGCCGGTCTGGGCGTGCGCTGCCACGGCGCAAAAGCTGATGGCGGCCAAAGCAAGTACGAGGAACTTCTTCATTGTTAGTAATCTCCTTATGCGGCCATGCGGCGTTGCAAGCCGGTTAGCTGTGCGAACTGCGCACGAGTCATACGTTGGATGCCGCCGTTCACCGCCACTTTGGCGGGCCAGGTGACATCATCAAGAGTGAGCAGAACTTTCTGTGTACAGCGGCAGTTGTAAACGTCGCCGCTGTTGTACGGCCTTGTAGGTTTCTCACCGGCTAACGCCTCGGGGTCGGGCGGCGCGGCCCATAGGCATACCACGCCGTTCATAAGGCGATGGCTACGTCGCACACGCTGATCCTCAGACGTTAGCCACTGGTACGCAGGCAGGTCTAGCTCCTCGCTGCGCGCCTGGGTCAGTGCGCTGCTGGCCTGCGCCGTGGTGGTGCGGGCCAATAGGTTAATACGCGACTGCGCCAGCTGCGGGTAACGGTCCCGTAGCGCCCTACCGATAGCCTCCGGCCTGGTGCCTTGGCGCTGCGCCGCCTGGGTCTCACGCACCAGGTACTTGGCAACGTCACCGGGCAAGCTGGTGATGAGCCGCGTATTCTCTTCCCGTAGCTCCCACAAGCGCCTGGCAATAGGTCCATTGCGCGTGTAGTCCTGCTGGAGCCGGTAAATGAGCCGCCCGTGGTTGGCTTGCCGCGCCGCCATTTGCCAGCTTTTTGCGTTCCTACTATCCGTCCACTGCACCATCTGCTCCGCCAGCCGCGTAGCCCGGCCAATGGCCTGCTCCGTAGTGCCGCGCGTGGCCAGGTCGCTTAACCACTGCTCTATAGGTACAAACAGCGGCGGGCGCGGCAGGATGCTGGACATCAAGCCTGAGATAGCGTTGCGGTACAGAATCTCAATGCGGCTGGGTGGGTGGAAGTGGTTTACGGGTTGGCGTGAAGGCACGACTACTCCTTAACTGCGCGAACAGGTACAGCCCATTGTTGCCCGTCAACCTTCACATATATCTGCCCGCCAATTTGTGCCGGACCAACTACTACCGCTGTAGTATCCTTAGATAAACGTTTGAAATCTTGACCGAACTCCCCACCCTTCATACCCCATCCTTGCTCTAAAGTTACGGTAGAACCGGGCCCTACAGCGGCGTCAAACGCGCTCTTACCCGCATCAATCTGTTTCACTCAAGCCTCCTTGGAATACCTTGCCCAGCACGGAGCCGCAAGCGCCGCCCCCAGCTAGCCACGCCGCGACGGAGGAGTCCGCACGCGCTGGGCAAGCCTTTGGTTAATGTTTTAGGCAGTCGCCGCTGTCGCAGGCCGCGCACCCGGCGTCCGCGCCACGCAGCGGTTTAGTCTGCTGCCCCGCCGCCAGCCACGCCTTAAACTCTTCCAGCGGCATGGCGGTAATGCTGCGAAATATCGCCGCGCCCTGCGTGTGCCCCGCCATATACGCGGCCTTGGCCTGTTGGATGGTGGTAAACCCGAGCATGACCTTATGCTCGTCAAACTCGGTAGTGCTGCCCACCTTGTTTTGGTCCACTACGTAGGCAAACGGCGCGCTCAGCGCCGGGCCGATGTAACAGTCAACCTCGTCACCGTCCGCGCCGCTGGTGCCTACGATGTAGCCGTAGTCGAACGGCACGTTGATGCCCCGGAAGTCCGCAAAGCGCCGCTGCTGTCCCTTGTGCGTCTCGATGACCGTCTCAATACCCTGGGCGGCGAGTGCGGCCTGAGCCGTTCCGCCTGGATATTCGGCGTCGCGGGCTTGCCTTGGTAAGCTGCGCACAGTAAGTGCCAGCGCCTTCCAAGCCAGCGCCGCAGAGCTACGTGGGTAGTCGCTTATGGAAGCTCCATTTACATGCACTTCCCAACCGCCTACGCCTTCTACGACCTTGGCTTTTGGGTACGCCGCCTGTACCGTAGCCTTGTCGCCACCGGCGTCCACAGCACGGTCGCTCCCACCCGCCGGACGCGGCTCCTTGCTGTGCGGACTGCCAGCATTACCTTGCTCGCCCTGGCCGAACTCCCCACCTTCCCAGTTTCCCCGGCCTCACCGCCGCCCATCTCCATGGGCTTGGCGACCTCGTCGTCCGCCTTGGCCACGTCCGCATCCGTGATGTTGCTGAACACTTCGGTTGTGTCCGCGTTCTGCTGGAACTCCATCAACGCGGTCTTCTGGCTGATAAGCCCGGCATTGAACGCCTCGATTACGGGCTTGGTAAGCGCGTCCGCCAACTCGGCGCGCTCCTTGTTGCTCATGGTACGCGGCGTGGGGAACTTCCACCCGAAGTCCTTGGGCACTTCGCCCCATACGCTCATGGCTACTACGGGGTATAGCTTCTGCAACTGGGGATGGACCTTGGTCTTCTGCTTATGGCCTACGCGGTCGTAGAGGATTTGCAGGCTGGTCTCGCCATTCGCGCCCAGGCCGCCCTCGCGACCGAATAGCAACTCGTAAGGTATCTCGGCGCTGGCGGCCACGTCCTTCATTAACTCGTGGTAAACTTCCGCCATGCCACCGAAGCTGTAGGTGCTGCTCTCGAAGCCCCCATCCTTGCCGAACAGCGCAAGACCCTGGTTGCTCATAGCGTCGCTCTGCGCCTGCAAAGTGCGCTGAAACTGCTGCGCCGCTGGCCCCGGCATACCCACGCCGCTGATGATTTGAGCCAACTCCGGTATCTTAAGCCCCAGTATCTGCGCACGGAACATGAGACTGACGATGTTAAAACTCATGTTATCGCGCTTCTTAATCTCTTCCCAAGCCGCCTCGAACAGCGACTCGCCCCACCACATCTCGCTCTGCTGCTCCCAAAGCTGCAAGTCCTTGCCCGTAAAGCGCAGCACGCGGCTGGCGTGGACGTTGAATGTGCCGCCCGTGGCCGTGGTGACCTGGTAGCTCTCCGGCAGGCCGTAGTCCATGGGCCGGTTGATGTCGTTGCAGATTGTGCCGCCTGGGTTGATGCCGCTCCACCGGTCGAATGGGAATGATGCCCTTGAACGCACCGGGCTTGATGTCGTCCAGGTCAAGCGGCTCGTCCAGGAAGTTCTCGTGCCCGTCGATGATGATAACCGCGCCCGCGCCGCCGAACACGTTGGCCAGCTTCATGGTCCATTCCAGCTTGGCCCACACCTGGTACTGCTCTATGGCCCGGTAGAAGCTATCCAAGTCCTTGGGTTTTACCTGGCACGTGAGGACCGGAGGCACCTTACACATCAGTTCTGGGTAAGTGTCCGCAATGCGCTGCGCCACCCAGTTGCTGCGGTACAGGCTCTGCATAAGCATATACAGCCGCGTGATGCGGGTTAGCGGGTACTGCGTACCTTCCAGCAGGTTGGAGGAGCCTACGCCCAGGCGCGCGGCGGGATTGGCGAAGTCATCCAGGGCACGCAGAATGCGCTCCGTATTGGCGCGGGTTACTTCCTCGTGCTGTTCTTCTGGCGACTTGGTGGCCGCCTCCTTGGTCCGGGCAGCGTGTGCTTGGCGAGTGCGGATACGATTGCTGCCCATGCTTTGGAGTCCTACATTCTTCCTATTTTGGTTTGTACTTTGCCGCCCACGATCTGAGGAGTAACGCGCACGGTAGACTCGCCGCTGTCGCGCTTTGCCAACTCCTCCACAGCTAAGGGCGTGGCCGAGCCGCTACCCACCCACTCTCGTAACTGGGCGGTAGTCATGGACGGGTATTTACGCTGCCAGTCGTCTAAGCCTCTAGGCGGCGCATCAAACGCTCCGTTCATCTGCTGTATAGGCTTCAGGCTCATCGCTGCGGAATTCCTACAATGTGGGTGTAGTTGATGAGGAACGCCAGCAAGCCAACCCAGAACATAGCGAACGTGATGGCTAGTTCCTTGGGCTTGGTGGGCGGCAGCACGGCATAGAACGCCAGGCCGATGAGGGAGATGAGTAATGACAGGTAGATGATCATGGTTAGCTCGGTTTCCAAAAAGGATCGATGGGTTCATCTTTGCATATCTTTCTGTATGCAGCCTGTTGGTTAGCTAAGGTTTGCTGAGCGACTAATGCCTGCTGAAACGGCACGGCGCACTCGAACGACGCCAGGAGTTTCTTCACGCCGCCCAACTCCGCCACCCTAACAACCTCGGCGCAAGGCGGCGCTACTGATTGCATGTACGCCTTGCGCTCTTCCCAGGTAGGTACGTAGTGCTCTTCCTCGGTGATAACTGACTCCATCATGATGGTAACCTCCATTGTGGGAATAAGTCCATTAGTGCATAGCGCCGCGCGTCTTGGGTGTGATCATCCTTCTTCAGCGGCACGTCCTCGCCCTTCTCGCCCTTCTTCTTGTCCCAGGCATATACGCCCGTCTCCCGGCGCGCGTTGGCGTTGGCCACGTTGACGCGCAGCAGGTCCAGGCTCATAACGCTGCACACACGGCGTATGCCTGCGTCCACGTCGTTATCGGCGTCTACTACCCAGTGGCCGCGCTTCTGTAGCTCTACCTTAAAGCTAGCGGCGCTGGGATCGACTATAATCTTGGGGCGCGGCTGGCCCAGCACGCGGCTGGCGGCGATAAACTCGTCAAGGTCATCGGCGTACTCCCCGTCCGTCTTCTGCCGCATCTCCTTGGCGCTGTCCCAGTAATACTCGCGCTCTTCCCAAGCGCGCACGCCGTCGTCTAGGTACTCCAAGAACACCATGGGGTTGCTGGTGCCATAGTCTACGCTTATGACGTGCTGCGTATAACCGCCCTGACCGTATAGTCCGATGGGCTGCTGACCTACTTCGTAAAGATACTTATCGTCCCAAGCATCCTTGTAGATTGCGCCTTCCGCAGAAATCCAGCGGCCAAGTATATACCGCTGGTAGTAGACGCCGGTTTGTGAAGCTATGATTGTTTCTTTGTCAGTCTTTTGAATGTTAGGGTTGTCGTCAAGGTTGAACGTTATCAACTCAAGATCGCCGCGCTCCGCTATTTTGCCATTGAGCACTTCGGTGTAGAGGTAGTGCTGTGGAGTCCCTGGGTTGGTGGTGGCGTATAGCCTCGCACCCGCCGGTGACATACGCAAGAACAGTTGCATAGTAAAGCTGCGCGGAAACTCAGTCCACTCGTCGCACACTACAAGGCCAATAGTCATGCCTAGGATGTTTTTGTAGGAGCCTTCGTCTTTCGCGCCGATTACAAACCACTGTGTCCCAAACAACCAAAGCTCGCCTGTACTGGTGTTGTAGCTGTAGTTTTTCTTACCTACCAGAAGAAACAGGTCAAGAAGCATGTTCTTGAAAACGGTTTGTTTTGTTGCACCGCAGATTACCCGCTTACCCTGTACCTGGTAACTACAAAGCTGCGTCACCAACTTGGCATCGACAGCGAATGTCTTGCTGGACCGAACGCTGCCACATAGCAGCGTGTACTTACGATCTTTGCTGGGGTGGCGACGAATGAAATTATGCGCCTTGCGTCCAAATGGCTTAAAGAGAAAGTCTGGCATAGCCTGCCGCCTTGCGCGCGGCCCACTGCGCTCTAGCCAAGTCTCGAAGACGTTGCTTAGTGGCTTCGCTAAAGTAAGCGCCACTGGCGGCTCGGCGCTGGCTCGCCGCTGACTGCGCGGCCCTTGTAGCAACGCCCTCTGCACTCTGGTAGTGCCGCAAAGACGCCTGCACTGTTTTGTCGCGCTCTTCTTGCCTTGCGTACCGTCTGTGTAGCCCTGCGGAGTGGTTACGACAAACCTCCTCAGACAGTTTCTTTCCAGTCAACTTTGCCGAAATAAGCCGCTTAGTGACAGCGCCCGCAGGACTTTCAAAGTGCCTGCGCATTATCTCTGGTCTGCGCCCCGCCGTGGCCGCCGTTATCTTAGCGCCTATGGCTTTACGCCTATGCTTGGGCAAGCGCCCATAGCCGCCGCCGTCTCCGCCCTTGGTAGCGTTGTAGCCCTGTGGCAATAAAGTGGCGCGCCGCGCGATGTAGTAACGCTCCAGTCCATCAAGCAAAGGCTCCGTAGCGGTCTTTAACACTCTTACGCGAAAGTTATGCGCGCCCCACTTACGCATTGCACGATACAGCACAGCGTTACCGCCGTTGACCGCACATTTAACATGCTCACGAAACCTGCTAACCGCGCCCTTGACGCTTTGCCCCACGTACTGCTTACCGTTAACTCGGTTAGTCAGTAAGTAGATGCACCCTGTACGATACTCACTCATCTTCAGGCTCCGCAGGACCGTGGTTAAGTGCTGAAACCAGCGCCATAAGTTCCTCGTTCGGCTTGTCGCTATCCTCTTCCCGCTTCTCCCGGTAGTCAGGATTAAGCTGCGCAGCCCGGCGCATGATGGTCTCTACTATCAGGCGGCTGCGGCTGACGTTATCCGTGGTAGTGACCGTGGTTTCTACACCTTCCGGCCCAGTCTTCACGCGGCGTACCTCGCCCAGGTGCGGCCCCTTGGCGTAGCGCATTGCGCAATCCACCAAGTAGTGCGATTGCATAAGCCGCGCGTCGCGGAACAGCTTGTCAAACTCGGGGTTATCCTTGCGCCATTTGTAGATGACTATGTGATGCGGTGGACGCACCCCGTCGGCCTCTAACTCAGGCCGCAGGTAGTCCATGGCATCTTCCAGGCCCAGGTCGCTGGTGGCAATTACAAAGCACAACGCCCGGCCCACATAGGGGTCGTACTCCGTAGCGTTCTGTTTCAGGTAATCACGCACGGGTGTGGTAGAGCGTACATGGTCCATAATGGCCGGTATATCCACCACGGTCTCGTCGCGGACGGCTTGCAGCGCCGCTACCCGGATTGCCTTGGCCTTGGCCCCGCCAGTACCCTCGCGGGTCTTGTAGCCGCCCTTCTTGGGCTTGTCAAAGCGCGCTTTGGCAGCTACAGTTCCGGCGGGCGGGCGGCCCTTGCGGCTAGCCGGTAGGACGTTCGCTACCGGGCTTTTCTTGTCATCCTTTTTCCATGCCATGCTGCCTACTTTGTAACTTTCTTAATCTCGCCGCCGTACTTCATCTGCTGCATACGCGCGCCGTGCTCGCTACCCTCGTGGCTTAGACCTCGCCATTGCAAACGGGCATCATAGCGCCACCAGTTGCCGCACCTTGGCGCCCTGCGGACCGCCACTGGGCCGGTTGCGCCACACATACGCCTCGCTGGTGCTAAGCGTGACGGCGGTAAGCAGCCGGGGGTCCACGGTGACGTGCGTACACTCCCGCAGGCCTTGCTCCGCCTCCCAGGCCGGTATGTGGCGGTGCTGGCGGCAGTCGGGGAATATGCCGTAATGCCGCAGGCGGCCAGTCTCTTCCTTGCTGAGAAGGCAGACTTTCAAAGGTTCAAGCCCTCCGGCTCTACCCCGCCCGCGCCGTGCTCTGCACGCTGCTGTACCGCGCTGACGTAGTTGTCCACCAGCTCCGCAGCCTGCTCTTGCCGTCAAGGCATACGCCAGCGCCGTCTGGTCAATCGCAGCTTGGCGGTACGACGGTGGCGGTACTTCTTGCCTCAGTCATTGCGCGAATCCTTTGCGCGCCAGCTTGGCTACCAGCGCGGCGCGCTCTACTGCAAAGGGGTTAACGATAGCCGGGCAGGTAGGGTTGCTGTTGATAGGTTTGAACAACGTCTGGTGGCTAGGGCCGCCGCACCAAGGGCAGGCATCTGGCGGTACTTTTGCCTCGGTCATTGAGCCTCCGGCACCGGAGTGAAGTCTACGTAGAACTTACCACCCACGGGCAGCGCGGCCACGGCGCTGGGGTTGGTGACGGTCATCTTGATGTTGCCGCTGGGCGTCGCTGTGGCGTAGGTGTTATCCTCCGGCGTGCCGCTGTACTGCGCGCTGAGTTCAATCTCAACCCACTTATCGTCCGGCGTGTAGGTCTTCTTGCTGGTGACTGTGAACAATCCACGAACTGCTGGCATGAGTTATCCTCCGTCTTTCAAACGCAACACTTCCCAAAGAGCAACCTTGGCCACTGTGCTTTGAGACGGCGCACATGGGAGCCGGGAATGACGTATTCCACCCACAGAGGAAGGCGCTGCGTACCTCGCCCCTTGGGCCTATTTCGATGCTGCGCTTAGTTTAACGCGAAGCACGCAATGCGCGCCTTGCGGCGGGGAAATGACGCCAACGGCGGCTAAGTGCAATGTTTTGAGTGACTTAATACCCTACTACACATCAATTACACTATTTTTAAGAATGTGTAATTGTATCTAAACTCTGTAAAATCAATAACTTACAAGCATTTTATTACACAATTACACTATATATTAGAATATATAAGTACAAATTAAACCTTAGACTTTATTAAATAGGTGTTGATTTGGCTTTGTATATATATAGTATAAAGCCGAAAAATGTGTAATCTGTAAAACTTGATGCCGAAGCCCTTGTCATTGCTGGTTAAAGTGCAATTACGCTATGTTTTACGCAATAGGTTGTTGCTGTAATTTGTAATTACAATAAACCTTTGATAACAAATGACTTAAGCTAAAATGTAGCCACAGTGTATAATTTATTAAGTTGCTGCCGTCGTTAAAGCGGCATCCTTTTATAAAAGGAGAAGTGAATGACACGCGCCTTAACTACCTACAGTCTAGCCATAGCAAGCGTAGACGTGGTACGTAACTTGACGGCCAAGCTGGCTTCTAATCCCGATGTCGCGCAGCGCCTTGGGTTGTGCCAGCCCAAGAGCACGGAAGCCGCGCCAGAGCCGCCCGGCATAGACCCGGAGACCGGACTTACGCATGCGGATATTGCGTACCTGGCTACCTTTACCAAAATGCCTTTATCCGGAGACCCAGGTGCGCCGCTGTCCGCGCCTAAGCTGCACCGGCTTACCGTAACGCAAGTGCTGGACCACGCGGCCAAGGTCGATATGACGGAGCAGGTAGTGCCCTATATAACCGCCGCCGTGCGCAACAATAAGCTGGCGCAGCGTAAGTACGATGATGCTATACAACGCCGCGAGGCCGGACCGCCGTTGCCCACGCGCCGCTACCTGAACCACAGCCGTGTATTGGACTTACTTGTAAAGCTGGGCGCTGCCCAGGTAATAGCTGCCTTAGGAGAGCCGGAAAGTGCCATCGAAGGATCAGTTCCAAACCCTGCCGCAAGTGCGCAAGTTGATGGAAGCCGATCTACGCGCCAGCTTGCTAAGTCCGCTTAATATAACCGCCTTGAGAGTACAGCCCATGACAGCCGAGCTATGCGCGCGCCATAACCTGCCCATATACCCGCAATGGGCTGGGTATACTCTGCCGTATTTCGATTTGAAAGGCACGGCTACCGAGTTTTTCCGTTACAAGTTTCTGCAGCGTCAGGCCGCCAATGGCTTCGCCGCTTTAGCCGTACCGGCCAAGCCCGCGCCCAAGTACGGGCAGCCCAAGAATAGCGGGTGCCATGCGTATCTACCGCCGTTGTTGACCTGCCCATGGCTGGAGGTAGCTAAGTCGCCTGGCATAGATATGGTTATAACCGAAGGTGAGAAGAAAGCCGCCTGCGGTAGTGCGTTAGGTATACCTACGCTGGGGTTGGGCGGTGTGTGGAACTTTACCAGCAGCGCGGCGGGCCAAGAGTTGATACCGGACCTTGAGCAATTTAACTGGCTTGACCGTAACGTGGTGGTATGCTTCGACAGCGATGTTAAGTTTAAGCCGGAAGTAAATGCCGCGCTCAATCGCCTGGCCGCTGTGCTCACCAATCGCGGTGCTGCGGTGTCCGTAGTATATATCCCTACCAAAGACAAGGATGCCAAGCAAGGGCTGGATGATTACCTGCTGGCCGTGGAGGAGAAAGATAAAAAGGCCGCGTACCTGGATTTACTTAGCCGAGCGGAGCAAGTGGAGTCGGGCGCTATCCTCCGCCGCCTCAAAGCCACCGTGGCGTTCGTCAAGGCTACTAACGAGATAGTTACTTTGGATACCGGCGTGGTGCAGGGCCACTCTAAGTTCCTGCAAGCGGGCTACCGCAACTGGACCTATACGGTTCAGACTCTGCGCAAGGAAGGCGGCGTGGCCATGACTAAGAAGTATGCGGCCAGCGACTTCCTAGAGGACTCCTACCGCACCGAGGTTGACCGCCTGGACTACGCGCCGCAGTGTCCGCGCGGCATGACCGAGTTAGATGGCGCGCGTATCTACAACACATGGCCTGGATGGGGGCGCACACCGAGCAAGTTGGGAAATATAAAACCATGGGATGAGCTATTTGAATTTGTGCTTCAAGACGCCACGGCGTCGGAGCGGTTGTGGCTGCGCCGTTGGTTTGCCTACCCGCTGCGTTATCCCGGCACCAAGCTGCACAGCGCTGTGCTTATATGGGGCGCGCAGGGTACTGGCAAGACGCTGCTGGGGGAGAGTGTAAGCTGGATTTACGGCGTAGATACTAATTTTCGCAAGGTCAAAAGCAAAGACCTATTCAAGAACTTTAATGAGTGGCAGAAGAATAAGCAGTTCATACTTGGTGATGAGATAAGCGTAGACGGCGACAAGCGGGCCGAGGGCGACAACCTGAAGGATATGATTACGGGCCGTAACATAACCATAGACACCAAGTTCAACGCCGTATACACAGTGCGCGACTGCATCAACTATTACTTCACCAGTAACCACTCCAATGCCATATTGTTGGAGGACGATGATAGAAGATTCTTTGTGCAGGAAACGCCCAGATACAAGCGGGAGCAATCCTTTCTACGACAACTGTTCCGCATGGTTGGAGCACGGAGGCGGGTCGGAGCGATTGTTCTATTACCTTACGGAAGAGTTGGACATGGGAGACTTCAACCCGCGCGCCGACCCGCCCGTGACGGCCAGTAAGATGCGCATGATTATGGATGGTAAAAGCGATCTAGCTCTAAAGGTGGCGGAGTTCAAGCAACAATGCGACGCTGGGCAGGCACCGTATACGCTGGCCACCGCGCAGGAGATATTGGTAAGACTATATGGCAGGGATGAGAAGGGAGTAAAAGCCAATGGTTTGTCGAGGGCCATGGTGGCGGCAGGGTTTGCGCGGGCCTACCGTGGTATGCCAGTGCAGGTAGAAGGTTACGGAGGACTGAGGCTATTTGTACTAAGGCAGGGTTCTAAGAATTGGAATACTGCAACGCGGGCCGAGATAGAGAAGACATACCGGGCCGAGCACGATTTCAAAGTCGGTGGCAAGAATCACAATCCAAATTTCAAAGGGAGTGTGCAATGACCCCACGAGTCCGCAAAGCCGAGTCAAGCAACTACAGCCTAAGCTGCACCAACGGCGCGCATGGCCATTGCGCCGGGTTCAAAAAGCCCAGCCACGGGCTAAAACTGCCCTGCTGCTGCCCGTGTCATAGGAGGAGGAAAGATGCTTAGAAGAATAGGTTGGGCGCTGCTGGTGCCGGTGCGCGGTGTGGTATTGGCTCCATTGATACTAGTGCTGGCCGTGCTGGATGCGGTCGTGTGGCTAGTACAAGGACGCTCGCCTTTAGTCAACTGGCTATTTATTGAGTCGCAGGCGTGGGTGATAACCTGGCCCTTGAAGGAGGATCAATGAACCGACTGCAAAGTAGACCGGGCATGGTACGCCTGTCCGCCACCGATGGGTTGGGCGCGCCCGCAACCAAGCGCCCGTGCGGCACGCTGTGCGCCGCGTGCAAGTTGGGCAACCACAACGGGCACACGCCCAAGTGCCGGGCCGCCACGCGCGGCCTTACCAAGTGCGAGTGCCGGAGGTGCGCCGATGAGCCTAAGTAAACCCAGCGCCGTGGCCGCCGCCGTGGGCCTTGGCCTGCTGGCCCTTGTGGGGTGGTTATGGACTTGGTAGACCAGTTGATTAAGCTGACCCTATCCGGCGGCTGGCGCTTCCTAACCCGCGACAAACAACGCAAAGAACTGGAGAGGATACTCAATGGAAAAGCAAACGCGCCCGCCGCAGATGATGCTGATAGACCTGCGCGACTTGATACTGAGTGGGAATTACAAGTACCTACCTACCGACGCCCAACGCCGCATTCTTGAGGAGTTGCTGGCGCAGTACGTGAAGGAGTACAAGCCATGTCCCTAGAAGACGAGCTGCCCCGCCAGTTAAGCGACGCCGAAATACTGGCGCTGCCCGAGCGGTTGTTTGGCATGACAATGCAGGAAGCCGAAGCGTTGCTGTGGAATTTAACCAACGTGGACACGCTGTATATTCCGCAGACGAGAACGCTGCTACTAGAGTGCGACGGAGAGCAGCGCCGCGCCAGTAAACGCAAGCACTATTCCATGGAGATAACATGCTGACCCCCTACGCCGTGCTTAGCATACCGGCCAGCAGCACAGACGACGACATACGCGCCCGTTACCACAGCCGCATCCGCCTGCACCACCCGGACCTGCGTACGGACCGCAAGCCGGGGCCGGAGTGGGAGGCGCTTACAACGGCGTACAAGGCCATCCACAACCAGGCGGCGCGGGACCGCTGGCTGGCCGCCCACCGCCTGCGCAGCGGCTTTTGTAAGGTGTGTAAGGGCTATGGAGTAAACTTCCGCGCGGGCCAGTGTGCGGCGTGCAAGGGAGCTGGGAGAGTAGCATGAACAACTGGTGGCAAGACCCATATCAGGCTCGTGGCGCGGTGTACGTCGCCGCGCTGCTCGTCCTAGCATTACTGGCGGCGCGGCTTTACGGGTGCGTAAGTAATTAGTTATAATAACGGTAGCAGCGCGCTACTGCGTGTGAAAGGCAGGTGATGCGTAATGAGGTTTGATAAAGGCCCCGGTATGACACTCGGCGTAGGCACCGTACCGCCGATCCTGAACTACGGTGCGTGAACCGGCAAGCCCTGTCTTGTCGCCAGTGCTTGAAGATTCCAACGCCGCGAATAGCAGGCGGTAAAGGTGGATCGGCAATTCAAGCACTGGCGAGAACGCATGATTTGCACAGAAAGGAAAGAGGTGACATATATGTGTGACGCAGTATCAGCGGTTATTGTGGCCGCTATCATAGCTTTGCCCTGCTCGTTGTTTCTGTACTTCGATCATCGCGAAAATATGGCGCGTATCGCCAAGGGCTTGCCGCCAGAAGAGGAGGACGACCTATGACACCCACACCAGTGTGCCGCCATTGCGGTGAGCCGATTCACACAAACTGGACCAGATTGTGGTTCCACCCTAACGGCTACGCCGGTTGTAGCTCGCTCAGAGTCAGAGTTCGGCACAACTTACGCCCAGCCTGCCGATCAGAAGAAGGAGGAAACTCAGATGTCCAACGAAGATGTGATCCGAGAGTTGCAATGCGAGGTGTTCAACCTCCAAGCGCAGCATGAAAGGGATACGGCACCGATAAGCGATGAAGAGTGGTCGTCCCTGCAAGGAAGAATCTTAACCTGCTACGACTTTAATCAAGTTTTGGCCAACCGCCGCAACCCGCCCAAGAAGCTGACGCTGCGAGAAGAGGTTCTTGAAATCCTTCAAACAAACACTGTAACCACTGAAGTGCTCGCTAGAATTTTAGCTGATCATCTTCGAGCGCAGAAAGGCGGAATCCAATGACTGACCAGAATGTACCGCTGCCGCCGCTGGAACCTGAACGGGAAGGTTCCATGCTGCATCACTATATTCAAGTGGCTCGCCAGCGTGAGCGCCAACTCCAGCAAGCCCTCAATGAGAACGCCGCGCTCCTCCAAAACCCGGTTCACATATACAATCACCAAGTCCAGTGCAACGCTAGTCAGTCGCAGCCTTTCGGGTGTCCAGGATGTAGCTGCCGAGCGTGGAAAGCCGCTCCGGTAGATGAGAACGCCGCTCTCAAGTGCGCACTTAGGTTGG